TCTGTTGGTGTCCAGTCTACAGTGCTGGATCCTGTGTCCTGCATTAGTCCTGTGACAGCATTGTCACGCAGGTATGTTCTTGCTTGTGCTTGTGTCATATGCGGATATACTTCTGCCAAACAAGCCAATAATCCTGCTACGAACGGCGCACTAAAACTTGTGCCTTGACTAAAACTAATAGTGTCCCAGTTTGGTTGGTTTGCTTCCTGTCCTGGATAAGGAATGCCATACGCAATCTCACTGTTTTCCCAAGCGGATATTATTGTTTCTCCTGCGGCATAGACATCTATGCCCGGACCCCAGTTGCTGAAGTCGCATTTTCCTTGGTCTGTGTGGTTGCTGAAAGCACCTACGCTGATAGCACCACTCTGATAATATTTGTCACCTCTGTGATAGTAATCTCTAAATGGAAAGGTTCCACTACCAAACGGAAACTCATAATCTTTATTTACATAAGCCGCAGTCTGAACAAGATAGTTGTCCCAGTTGTCGCCGCCTGGTATATCAATGTATCTGTTTTTGTTGCCTGCTGATATGGTCACAATAATACCTTCATCAATGGCATCTTGTATGTCGCTATCAACTGAAGGACTGTTTACTTGGAAGTTGGTGTTGCTCACAAAGTCTTCGTCTGTTGAATATATACCTCTTGCGTGTAGTTCAGCGGCTGTGAGATTGTTGCCTGATCCTTTGTCAAGATCCACACCTTGGAAGTGAGCCCAAGCGGCTCCGGTGAGATTGTTTACTGTTCCCAAACTCACACTCACAATAGTAGGATTTTTTCTACCAGTTGCTGGATTTACTGCTTTGGTTCTATGGAACTCTCTGATGTAAGCAAAGGTTCTGTCTGTAGTGTTGCCACCACTTAAATTACGTTCGGCTCTGATGCTAAAACCATACACGTTAGCACTGTTGGCAGGTCCATATAGTGTTCCTGCGGCATAACTGGCACACGCCGTTGGATGACTGTTTACTTCATCTGCGTCTGCGGCTCTTGCCGCCGCAAAGGTGTAGGTGTAGTTTGTGCCACCTGTGATTGTGTTGTAGTGTTGTCCCCAGTTGTAGTCCACTGCTCTACTAAAAAAATCTTCGTGGTCATACCAAGTGTGCTGGTCCACTATGATCACATCCACATTCTTACCACTTGCACTATATGTCACGCTGGTATCAACATATCTATCTGAACCTGTAGCATCACTACCCCAACCTGATCTGTTGGTGCTTTCTATGTGTCTCAATAGTCCCCAACTTCTGTGGCTAACCGAATAGTTTATTGCTGGACCTGTGCCGTCTGCTCTTGTGAATGTTTGTGTGCCTGTGGCAAGACCAGCAGGACTTTTGTCAAATCTACCTGTGTAAGTTGATTCTGTGATTGTGATATCTCTATCTAAAACTGATTGTGGCATAACCTGTTGCACACGTTCGTCGGCGGCAACCGTTTGTGCTTCTTCCATTGTGAGCATATAGCCTGTGGTTCTTGAAGTTGGTCGTCTGTCACTGCACTCAACACTCCTATCTGGAATATGTAGAGCACCACCTGGTGTTTCCATATCCTCATAAAAAGCATCAATATCTTCACCTTTTTTCAATGTGACTTGGAATAATTCCATCTTACGCCTCCAGTTGTAGTACGTTTAGAGTTACCTGCACTGTGGCAGTACCACCGCTTTTGTTTGTTACCCTACAAGGTATAGTTGTTGTTGGTGAACTTTCTAAGTTGAATCCATAAGCACCTGGGCTTATAATAACTGTTTCAGCACCTGTGGTGATAACTTCTGCTATTAGTCCTGCGTCTGAAGTAGGATCAACACCTTCTGCTCTTGAGGCATCTGCTGTTCTTGTTGCGGCACTAACATACAATCTCACACGAGCCGCTCTATCTGTTGTGATAGCCAGTAGTGCGTATGCTTTGAATCCTGTGATGTCTAAGTCTGCTTCTGCCGCATCTGCCAAACTATTAGTATTGCCTGTTTTTGTGCTTCTAGTGGGTAAGCCACTACCACTAATATCACTTAGTAGTGCTACAGTACCGTCTGCATCTGGTAAATTAATTGTTCTGTCTGCTGTTGGATCTACAGCTTGTAATTTAGTTTCAAAGTTATCAGCAGTTGCGCCTTCAAAACTAATACTAACAATACTGTTGATGTTCGGATCTAGTTCTAGTGTAACGTTGTTTGCAGCAATACCTGCATTAATTTGCCCAGTTGTTCCTAAGAACGTTAGTGTTTCTGTTGCAGTATTAAAAGTGTGTGTGCCAGTATTGCCTGCAAGCGCAAACGTTCCACCACCGCCGCTTGGCGCAGCTCCGTATGTAACTTCGCCTGTAGCAACATCATAATAAAGTGCTTGTGCAGTTACAAGTCCTCTAACAGGTTTAACTACAAAACTTTCTGGTATAGCATTATCTAATACAATTCCTGTTGCGTTAATTACAATACTTGTAGCAGCTTGATTGGTTACTCCTGCTTGAGCACCTATAGCTATTGAATTGGCTCCTTGATTGACATTTCCTGCATTTGTTCCTAGTGCAATTTGTGAAGGACCACCAGGACCATCTTTGTCACCTAGTGTAGCCCATGTATCGTTTGGTAACCCACTAACTGTTGCACCTGTAAAGTCTACATTGCTACTTGCTGAAAAATCAACAGTACCGCTAAATGTACTTGTGCCGGCACTGGTAATATCTCCAACAACATCGCCTGTTAGTATACCACTGTCGATATCTAATACTACACTTGTTGTCGGGTTTGCTGGATCATGAACTACATCACCGTAATACCATGCTGTGCTTGAGTTATGTATACTCGGAGTACCTGTGTTACCTAGTACATGATTATCTGTAGAAGTTGGATCTGCGGCATTGGTTGTTACAGTGGTTGTGTATTGTGATTGAAGAACAATAGCATTAGCAAGATCCGGCGGAGTATATGTAAACACACCTGTTGTGTTATTGTATGCTAAACTAGGAGTTCCACTTGCTGAGGCTGTAGTTACACTTAAATCTGACAGTGCCACACCGCCGCTTTGTGCAACCCAAGCATAGTCTGATCCATTCCATGATAAAACTTGATTAGATCCTGCAGAACTTTGGTTAAGATGACTATCTACATCTGCATCGTCATATCCGTCTGTGATTCCGTAACCTGCTATTGTAGTTGGTTTACCTGTTAGACTAGCAAATGACTGTGCAGGAACACTTGTCAAGTAACTGGACAAATCTGGTGGTGTATATGTAAACACACCAGTTGTGTTGTTATAACTTAATCCTGCTGTGCCAGCACTTGCAGTTGTAACACTTAGACTTGTAAGACTAATGTCAGTTGCATCACTTGTTTCTAATGTACTAACTCTTCCGTTTAAATCTGTAAAGTTATCATCTAGTTCTTGAAACGTTAATTCGCTTCCTTTTGTTAATCTTAATGTAATCGCCATGGTTTCTTCCTATTTCGCTACATATCCTGATGCTACATAACCTGTGGTTGCATAACCTTCAGTTTCTAATGCATTATCTGGTTTCGCAGGTACTACTTTACTCATTGGTTGTAGTGCGTCAAATTCTCTATCGTCGAAAATGCTAGTGCCGTTTTCAAAAATGTAATCACTAGCATTGTAAGTTTTGTCTGTCCAAGTTTGTTCAGTTACATTGTCATACAATCTATGCCATTTGTTTCCTCTGCGTACAAACATTCTGTTTGGACTAAAGTCATTTCTAATAAAATAATCACCTTCGTTTGCAGTAGTTGGGAATTGATCTCCGCTGGCAATTGTCTCGCCGTGGTTGTATGAATTGTCTTGATTGACAATACCGCCACTTGTTGCATGATCATAACCAAATAAATGATCTACTAAACTTGTACCTGTTGGATCTTCTGCATCAGCTGCCGCTACTATTGCATCACTGATATTAAATTCTGATTTATATGTACTAAGATCATTTTTGAGACTATTAGCATCACTACTATCTCCAAGTATATCGTAGTATTCTTGACTGTCTGTTAGTGGACTTAATTTTACACGCCAAATATGTGGATACCACGTTTGGCTAAAACCTTCTGCACCTCTGTTTGCATCATTCACAACATAATATTTGTTGATTGCTTTTTTATCAGCAGTTAACAATAACGAATCTCTGAGATGAGGTAATTCTAATACATCACCGGGCATTAATCTTCTGCCCATAATCTCTACCATTTCGTTCATGTGAAATGTCATATACAGTTGATCGTTACTGAGAAACAATCCAAACTGTGTTAGATCAAAGTCTGTGTCTTGTACATTGTATACACCACGCATTTCGTATACATCTGGATCATACTTGCGATCTCTATTTTCTAAAAACAGCAAGTCTTGAATTTTTGTTTCGTTAATAATACCGTCAATGTTGATAAACTCTCCACTAAGTGGATCTACTTCTCTACCGTCTACGTAATTGGGCTGACTGGGATCATTCTTATCTCCGAGATTGGCTGGCCCTACATATTTGTGTACATGTACGCCTGTGCCTCCAATACTAAACTGTTCACGGATATTCCTATCCATGTAGTGATAGTCATTTGTTTTTGTCGGTTTGTATAAACTTAAACGTGGCATATGTATATTTAGCTGGATCTAGTAGGTTGACAAATAAGTAAAAGGTGTTATTATTGTTATGTAATAGATAGGAGATAGTCATGGCGAAGAGTGTAACAAAGCGTAAAAAGCCTAGAGCACAACGTAGAGCAAATGCATGGGATCAGCTTCCATTAGACAAAGGTTGGCATGCTGTACAGTATCAGATACACTATCTAATAGAAAGCAAAGAGTGGCTTACTAAAGTTAAGACATACATCAAAAACAACTACGACAAAACAGTAGTTGCAAATATCAACAAACTTCCAGATTGGAAAGTTGGCGGTAAAAGTCATTATGCTACTGCCGCACACTTTGAAGAACATGCACCTGACAGTATTCATCCTGCATATGTGGGAAGGCTAGACAAGTGGATCAATGAGCTTTCAGAAGAAGGCGCCAAAGTTGTTGAACTTAAAAAAGCAGAAGACAAGAAGAAAAAACAAGTACACGTGCCAACTATCCAGGAACGCTTACAAGAAGCAACCATTGATAAAATGGAAGAATTTGACCAATGGGAAGATGATTGGTTGCGTGACAGTAAGAACAATCCTTTACTCAAAAAGAATCCTCTCAACTACTTTAAAAAGTATGAGATGAATCTTGGACATTTACGTTTTGTAACGGAATTTTACAAAGGACAGTGGGAAGAGCTGCAAGAGCTCAATAATTTGCCAACGCCTAAGAAGCGTAACGATATGCAACAGCAACTTGCAGAAGGTTACGAAACATACAGCAAAAAAGAAATCAAAGAACTAACAGACTTTTACAAGCGACTGTTTGATGCTATTGAGATCATCAAAGCAGAGAAAAAACAAACACGAGCAGTGCGCAAGCCTAAAGTTAAGAGTGCTGCAGAGCTTGTTAAAAAACTCAAGTTCAAACCAAGCGACAGTGATTTTGGTATTGCTAGTATTAATCCAGCAGACATTATTGATGCAACTGCATTGGTTGTGTTTAACACAAAGAACCGTAAGTTGGGCATTTACTATGCACAAGAACATGCGGCATTCAAAGTCAAAGGAACTTCGTTACTGTTCTTCGATGAAACACGCAGTGTACAAAAGACAGTGCGTAAACCAAATGAAGTATTGCCAAATTGGAAAAAGGTAACCAAACACAAACTAAAAACACAGTTCGGATATCTCAAAACAACTGAAACAAAACTAAACGGCAGATTCAATGCTGATACGATTATCTTAAAAGCCTTCAAGTAATAAATACTTGTATGGCATTAAAAGATGATATGATCAAAGAAATAGAACTACGTTTAGGTGGTCAGATGGTTGATGTTGAACTCGACCCTGAACATTATGACTTGGCTATCAAGAAAAGTTTTGAGAAATACAGACAACGCAGTGAAAACAGTGTTGAAGAAGCATTTGTCAAACTTGAACTAGTCAAAGAAGTAAGTGAGTACACATTGGATGCAGATGTTATTGATGTGTTTGATGTGTATAGACGTAGTAGTGGTACACTAAACAGTGCGAGTGGCGGTGACATTGAACCGTTTGAAACTGCATACTTAAACAACTATCTATTGTATAGTGGTAGAGCGGGCGGGATGGCAGTGTATGATGCACTTGCTCAGCACAGAGAAACACTAGGTAAAATGTTTGGAGAAAATTACACGTTTACTTGGAATACTGTAACCAAAAAACTATTGTTGCACAGAAAAGTCAAAGCAGATGACACAGTGTATATACATGCATATAAACAACGCAGTGATGAAGAACTATTGCAAGACACATATTGTATGCCATGGATCAAAGACTATGCACTAGCACATGCTAAACTAATGCTAGCAGAAGCACGTGGCAAGTTTAATACTATTGCAGGTCCGCAAGGCGGCACAAGTTTAAATGCTGATGCATTGCGTATGGATGCACAAGCAACAATCGACAAACTAGAAGATGACCTCAAATATTATGCAGAAGGTCAAGCTGGTTTGGGCGTTATTATCGGTTGACAAAATTGCCTGATCCTATTATTATATAAACATGAAATTAAAATTACTAGTAATTGGCCATGGGCGACATGGCAAAGATACTGTCTGTGAGATTCTCAGAGACAAGTATGGTTATAGTTTTGAAAGCAGCAGCAAGTTCTGTTCAAAACTTTTTATATACAATGATCTTAAAGAAAAGTACAGCTACACAAACGAAGAAGAATGTTATGCAGATAGACACAATCACAGACAAGAGTGGTATGAAGCTATTTGCGACTACAATGTACCAGATCCTGCTACACTAGGCAGAGAAATGTTCCAAGAGTATGATATCTATTGTGGGTTGCGAAACAAAAAAGAATTCCATGCTATGAAAAATACAGGTGTGTTTGATTATTGTATATGGGTTGATCGTAGTGATCACTTGCCACCAGAGAATAAAAATAGTATGAGTTTGGAACAATGGATGGCTGATTATACAATCGACAACAACGGTACGTTACAAGACTTAGAATTTAATGTGCAACAACTTATAGGACATATTGATCCTTACAGTGTGTCAGAATAATTAAGTACTAGGTTAACCTCTATATTCCCCCTGATATATAGTCACTCTGGTAAATACTACTAGCAACCAATTCAATAGAGGAGAATGCAATGGCGTTAGTATCACCAGGTGTTCAGGTTAGTGTAGTAGATGAAAGCGCATATGGCGCACCAGGTGCTGGTACAGTACCACTACTATTAGTAGCCACAAGAACAAACAAAACAGATCCTACCGGTAGCGAAGCAGATGGTATTGCCAAATATACTAAAACAGCCCAAGCTGGTAACGTAATTAAAGTTACTAGTCAGCGTGAGCTAACACAGTTTTTTGGTAACCCAACGTTTACTACTGTAGGTACAGCAATTACACAAGGCAGTGAGACCAGTGAATATGGTCTAATGGCTGCATACAGTTATCTTGGACAAGGCAGTCAGGCGTATGTAGTACGTGCAGACGTTGATCTTGCTCAACTAGAAACAACAACCACAGAGCCAACAGCGGCTTATAGTACAGCAAATGGTCTATGGTTAGACACAGATGCAAGTAAATTTGGTATCCACCAATGGAACAGCACCACTAATAAGTGGGAAGAAAAAACTCCAGCAGTACAAATTAATGTAGACGATGGCACAGATGTAGGCGGCGATGTACACACACCAAGTGGTGCAAGTGCAGCCACAAACGGTACATTCCTAGTTGTTGTTCATGTTGACAACGAAACAAGCACAAGTGCAGCTCGTCAAATGAGTATTGAATACTTTTATGGCGTAGGCGGTGCATGGGAAGTAATGGACAGTGATGCAGACATGACAGGCGCAATTGGCGTATCATATGCACCACACTACACAGCTCCTGCAAGCCCATCAGCCAACGATGTTTGGATTAAAACAACACGCCCAGGCAATGGTTTAAATCTTGCAATTAGTCGTTACAATGCAACAAGTTCAGCATTTGCTACAGCAACAGTACAAGGTGTAACAAGCACACAAGCAGATGGCGCTGGCGCTATTGGCGACTTTGTACCACAAGATGGTTCAAGTACAACTGCTCTTACATCAAGTAGTGCTACAGTTGGAAACTTATTACTTGACCAACAAGCCAACACTAAAGCAACTATTGCTATCCGTGAAGTAGTAACTGGCGGCGCAGTAGGCGATTTGACTGCACCAGCAGTGCTTGCACAAGCTGCAACACCAACTGCTACAGCGGCTTCAGGTACATACTGGTTTGATAACACAATTAACAGTTTAGACCTATACAAAGTAAACAGTGGTAACTACACAACAACTAGTGCAACATACAGCACAACTGCTCCAACAGGACCAAGTAGTGGTGATGTTTGGGTTGACACAACACTAGCAGGTGAGAACCAAGCTAATGAACGTGCTTATCCAATGATCAAAGTGTACAACGGCGCAAGTTGGATCACACACAGTAACACAGACCAAACAAATACAACAGGTGTATTGTTTGCTGATATTACTGATACAGCAGCTGATGCATCTAACGGTGGTAATGCTACTACTATTAGTGGCGCACCAAATGCAGCAGTTTATCCAGATGGAATGATTGTTGTAAACATGGCACAAAGTAAAAACACAGTGCGCAGTTGGAACGGTACAGCATGGAGAAATGCAGCGGCTAATCATGCAGATGGTAGTGGTGCATTTGGTAGATTTGCACAACGCAAAGTTATCGCAACAGCAATGCAAGCAGTGGCGGCAGGTACAGATCTCAGAGACCCAAGCAACAGATTTAGCTTAATCGCTGCACCAAACTATCCTGAACTAGTAGACGAAATGGTAACATTGAACAGTGACAGAGGCGAAACAGCATTTATCATTGTTGATGCACCAATGCGTAAAAACCCAACTGACGTAATTAGTTGGACACAAAACACAGGTAGTGCAAGTGAAAATGGCGAAGATGGACTAGTAACAAACAACACTTATAGTGCAGTTTACTATCCAGCAGGTCAAACATCAGAGCCATTAAATGGTAACACTGTAACAGTACCGCCAAGTCATATGGCACTTTATACATTTGCATACAATGACAACATCAGCTTCCAGTGGTTTGCTCCGGCAGGCTTAACAAGAGGTGTTGTACAAAACGCAAGTGCAGTTGGACACATCACTACAGAGGGTGAGTTCAAAGCAGTTAGCCTTACACAAGGTCAACGTGATGCGATGTATACAGCCAAGCTAAACCCAATCACAACATTCCCAGGACAAGGAACAGTAATCTTTGGACAGAAAACACTGCACACAACTACAAGTGCATTGGATAGAGTTAATGTTGCAAGATTGGTAGCTTACCTAAGAGATCGTTTCGACGAACTAGCTCGTCCATTCTTGTTTGAAGTTAATGATGCTCAAACACGTGAACGTGCTAAGATTGCGTTTGAAAGATTCCTTGCAGACATTCTCAGCCGCAGAGGTCTTAATGACTTTGCAGTTGTTTGTGATGAGAGCAATAACACTCCTGCAAGAATTGATCGTAACGAATTTTATGTTGATGTTGCAATTGAACCTTCAAAAGCGGCAGAATTCATTTACATTCCAATTAGATTAGTTAATACAGGCACAATTGGTACTACAAACTAAGAAAATTAACATAATACTTAATGGACGGCTCATGTCGTCCATTTTTTTTGACTGGTTTTTAATAAATACTAACAGCCGGTATATAAGGAGAAATCGATGGCAGTAATTACAACACTAGGTGTTCCAGATAATGCAGGTAACACAACAACAATTATGCCAAAGCTACAATATCGTTTTAGAGTGACGTTTATTGGTGATGGCTTTAGTGCATCTCCTACTAGAAGTGTAATCAGTGTTAGCAGACCAAGTCTCACACACGATGAAGTTCTAATAGATGCATACAATTCAAGAATTAATTTAGCAGGTAAACATACCTGGGATCCTATCACAGTGGTTCTCAGAGATGATGTTGACAGCGTAGTAATACGTGAGCTTAACAATCAGCTCAACAGACAAGTTGACCATGCTAATCAATCAAGCTCAAGAGCAGGCAGTGGTTATAAGTTCCAAATGACTGTAGAAAGTCTAGATGGTGCTAACCCAACACCAGGTGTACTTGATAAGTTTGAACTAGCAGGTTGCTATATTCAAAATATTCAGTACGGTGAAATGGCTTATGCAGCTAGTGAGCAAGTACAGGTAACTGTATCAGTACGTTATGACAATGCAGAAATTTATGATGCAGCAGGTAACGCTACACTTACAGGCGTAACACCTGATCAGACACGCAGCAACGCAACTGGCGCTGGTACCTAATAGGATATAAGTATGGGATTAGCTAGTAGAACCGGCCCTTTTAATGCTGCCGCTGAAATATTCGGTGTCGACGATCCCGTACTTAATAAAACGCCGAGACTAAAATATAATTTTAGTATTGAGTTTATTCTAAATGAGAATGTAGTAGCACCTCAAGTACAACAGCGTAATTTTGTTTTTAATAGAGTAGTTAGCGTTGGTTTACCCGACGTTGACTACGGTATTACACAACTTAATCAATACAATAGAGTCAGACATATACCAACACGAATGAGTACAGGTACTGTACCTATTGTGTTTTATGATACCAAAGATAACGAATTTCAAAATCTAATGAAAGCATATGCAGGTCATTATTTTCATGGACATGAACTAGATACTGTAAACTTTAACAGTTATGATGTGCTTGGTCAAACATTTGCAAGTGGTGCAGGACATGCATTTGGAGCAAAAGCAATAGCACAAAACAGTAGATTCTTTTTTGAACAGATCAATATCAATAGTAGAGAAACAGCGGCAGGTGGTCGTTCAATACAATTGTTTAACTGTATGATCACAAACATACAACACGACACACTTGCATACAGTGACAGTCAACCTGTAACTTATAGTGTAACCTTCCAACCAGAACATTTTAATATTGATGCAGAAGCTGGTAGTAGCAACGAAGCAAATGTTGAAAGAGCAAACATTGTTAATACTCAAAATCAACAAGCGGTTAACAGATCTGCTCAAGCTCCTCAACAACAAGGCTTGAGACCATTCACAGGTACGCTAAGATCAGGTGAAAAACTTAGAAATATAGATGGAAAAAGTTTCGTAGTGCCAGCTGAATAAATACTACTAGAATGGCACATAAGTTTCAACAAGGCATATATGAAGTAAAAAATCCTAGCAAGTATGTGGGCAAACATCGTCCTAGATATCGCAGTGGTTGGGAACTAAAATTTATGCGTTTGTTAGACACACATCCTAGTATACTTGCATGGGCAAGTGAAGCACACAGAATACCTTACAGAAATCCAGCAACAGGTAAAAATACACACTATGTTCCAGACTTTTTTATAGTGTATGAAGATAAGAATAAACAGCGCAAAGCAGAAATGATTGAAATTAAGCCTGCTGGACAAACACTAGCACACGCTAAAAGCACTGCACAGAAAGCATCTGCTATTATCAATGAAGCAAAATGGCAAGCTGCTAAGGTATATTGTGACAGACAAGGTGTAGGATTTAGAGTGCTAACAGAACATGAGCTGTTTAATCAGCCCAAAAAGAGGAAAACACGATGAGTAGTAAAATTGAAGATGTATTTGATTTACCTCCGATGAATGAAGAAAAGGTAGACGAACCAATAAAACAAGAAGATACTGGGTTGGATCTAGCACAATTACAACAGCAATTGGATACAGCAGATAAAATTGATGCTGCACTACCAATGGTTAGAGATATGGAGACATTGGATGCAGATATGGACAAGTACGCTGACAAAGCCATGCATGCATTCCAGGACTTGATGGATCTAGGACAAAATGTAGAAGATAGACATGCAGCAAACGTATTTGCAGTTGCAAGTACAATGATGACCAATGCTATCACTGCTAAAACAGCAAAGATGGACAAAAAATTAAAGATGGTGCAACTACAATTACAAAAAGCCAAACATGATCATGCAGTACAGACACAGCAAGCCAAAGCAAATGGTGGAGAAACACCAGTAGAAGGACAAGCAGAAGAGTTTGAAGATCGCAACAGTTTAATAAATGCAGTGATTGCAAAAATCAACGAACCTGATAAATAACTATAACGAAGGAATCTACGATGAAAAGTTTGAAACAATATCTAGCTGAATCTGAAAAAACATATGAGTTCAGGCTTAGAAGTCTGCACGAGATTTCAGATGATCATATGGACCGTATCGAGGCGCATATGAAAAAATATAACATGGAAAGCATGGGTGCTCCTAAGAAAACTATTATGCACAAGCCACGTGGCTTTGGCGATGTAGGAGCAAGAGAAATTTACACATATGACTTTGCAACAAAGTTACCAGCAACACCAAACAGCTTGCAAGAAGAAATTGCAGGCATTTGCGGATGTAATTTAGGTGAAATGATTGTAAACAATATGAATGAAGCAGAAGAATTATGGGAAGTTGCTGAGGATAGCGACGAAGAACCAACCAGTGTCTTAGCAGATGCTGATTATAGTGATGCTGAAAAGATCAAAACAGAAGATCATTACGGCGATGCATATAATGAAAAAATGGTGAAAGACGCCGCAGGCTCTGAACTATACAAAGAATATAAGGTGTAAGAACATGGATTTAAATGACTTAATTAAATTAGCAGGAATTCAAAATGCTCAAGCGCCGGTGCAAGAAGAACCTGTTGTAAGTTCAAGTGACGGCATGCGTACTATGATTGCATTGGTAACTCCAGAGCAACTGAATCAATTAACAGGAGATGCTCCTGTTGCAGAAGAAATGCCAGGTGAAGCAACAACTGAACCTAACCCACAAGAATACGAAGGCACATTAGGTAGTCCTGCTGACCTAAGCCTACGCAGATACTTGGGAGCCAATGGCGAGCATGTAACAGTAGATGAAACAAAAGTGTACGAAGATTATAAAGTAGAAGATATTACTGAAGCATATGCGCAGTACAAAGCTGCACAAAACCAAGTAGTAACAGAGGCACATGCATGTGGTTGCGATGATAGTTGTGCATGCGGCGGCAATTGCGGTCCAGACTGCAACTGTCACAGTGGATGCAGTGCAACAAATGAATCAATCACTGAAGCTCCATATCAATACGATATGTCAGACAAAGGTGATATGCATGATGCATTGGGAGATGTGCAA